TATAGCTGAAATAGGTGTCGCCGCGTGGACTGCATCCAACACACTTGCTTCTGTGGCAAACGAAGTGCCTATAAACTTACCTATTCCAGCAAACACAAAAATCTGTTTTTCAGTAGGCACATCAACAGGCGCTGCAACAACAGGTTTCAACCCATTAGTAGTCGCAATGAATTACTAAAATATATTTTATGTACACATATTGGAAAATACAATTTAACGGCGAGCATGAAGGTGAGATAGGTTGGCTTCCTTTCGACGAGAACAAAATGGCGCAACAAATCGTCGATGAAGACGGTAAAGTTATTGTTGAAGGGCGCGACTATACACCAATAGAGTTTGATACATTCCCAGAGTGGGCTAAATAGATATATTTATGTGGAACCAAACTTTAACTCCAAAATACGGCAATACGTCTTTTACAGTTTTTACAGCTGCCCCAGGCACAGTACAAACAAATGGATTTGTTGCATGGCATAAACCACCTGGCTGCACATGGATATACATGTTTATGCAATGTTCTGGCGGCGGTGGTGGCAAAGGAGCTGGAGGTGCCGCCACAGTAGCATCTGGTGGCGGTGGGTCTGGTGGGGGTGGGGTTAAACAGGCATCAGGATCAAATTCTGGTGGCGGCGGCGGCGCGGGTGGCGCAGGTGTTATTGATATTACGTTGGCTGCTTCTCAACTTGGCAACACAGAAACATATTCTGTTGCGGCATCCGTTAGTGGTGGTAATGGCGCTACAACGAATACGACAAACGGATCAAACGGCGCTCAAGGAAATTCTACAACATTTACGATTGGCTCTGGCGCTACAACTTTGACTGCTTTTGGTGGTGGGGCTGGCGGTTTTGGATCAACTGTAGGTGGCGGCGGCGGCGGTGGGGCAGGATTATCCGGATCAGGAGGAAACGCTTCATCAAGCACGGCTGGAGCGGCAGGCTTAAATAACGGAGCGGCAGGTGGAGGGAACAGCGCCAACGCAACAAACTCAACAAGCATTCAAGGCGGTGGAGGGGGCGGAGCATCAGGCCGTTCAGTAGCCGACGGCTTTAGCGCGGCTTCTGCTCCTTTTGGTGCAGGCGGAGGGGGCGGAGGAGGTGGTAAATCCTCAACTCCAACATATTTTAGTGGCGGACTAGGCGGCGCATCTCGTGACATCGCAGGTTCATCTGGTGGCACAGCAGGCGGTTCATTAAACGGCACAGCAGGAACAAACAGTAATTGCGCTGCTCCCGGTTCAGGTGGCGGTGGCGGTGCGGCAGATGGTACAGCGGCTAAGGCAGGTAACGGCGGCGCAGGCGGCACACCCGGAGGCGGAGGCGGTGGCGGTGGAGCAGGTCTCAATTCTGTCACTGATGGCGGTGATGGCGGCGCAGGTGGTCGTGGTGAAATCTGGGTTATTCAATATGATAGCGACCCAACAGGTGTTGGTGTGTTAGGCTATCCGGTAATTATAGGCTAGGAGTTGCCAAATGAACTTCTTTGGTGGTATGTTCTTCGGCGGTGGATTTTTCGGTGGTATCGTCACAGGCGTTCAGGAAGTCTTTGTCGAAATACGCACGTTCGCAACATCGTTTACTCAGCACAGGAGACTTAGCTGATGTCGCTTAACCTCAAGGCCATTACGACCCGTCTTGGGTATCAGCAGATTACAACTCTGTCTTCGGCTACAGGGCTTACCGTCCCGTCTGTAGACGTGAACGGTTTGAGCTGCAAACCATCTATCGCTCTCATTACGCCAGAAGGACAAGCTGTTCGTTGGCGCGATGACAACGTGAACCCAACCGCCACGGTCGGTATGCCGCTCGCGGTTGGCGTGACGCTTCAGTACGACGGCGACCTGACCAAGATCAATTTTATTGAGCAGGTCGGCGGCGCAAAACTCAATATCTCCTATTACGCGTAAGAGGCGGCGATGAACATTTCCAACGACGGCACAGGCGGTATTGATTACGTCACCTACTTTACAAAGCAGTTTCCAAAAGATTTGGCCGCTATGGCCGCTCTTCGGGACGAGCTTGAAGCCCGTCAGGGCGCTTTGACTGCGGTTGATGACGCAAATCAGCTTCGCCGTGATGCAGAAGCTATCAAAGCCAAGGCGATTGCTGAAGCCGAGACATCCAAGACCGCAGCCGATCAGTATCTGGCCGACGCCAAGGCAAAAAATGCCGAAGTCAACGCCAAAGTGTCCGAACTTGCCGCGCAGGAAAGCGCGTTTGTTCGTGCAAAATCCGACTACGAATCAAACCGTGCTGTCAACGAAAAGTCGCTTGCAGAGCGTATCAAGGTGGTTGCCACCCGCGAAACGCAGCTTGTTGACCGTGAAGCGGCACTTGCGAAGGCGACAGAAGAACTTCGCGCACAACAGGATTCACTCGACGCTCGCATCAAGGCGTTCCAAGCCAAAGTCGCAGCATTGAGTGCATAACCGTACTAGTCCGGCAGACTAGGTTAAAAGGACTACACAATGTCTGATGAAGATGTGTTAGCGGGCCAGCCCGCGCCAGAACCGGAAGTTACGTCTGCTCCGGCCCCTGAAGTTAACGAGACGGAAGAAAAGCCTAGCAAAACATTCACTCAGGAAGAGCTGGATGCCGCGATAGGCAAAAGACTTGCAAGAGAACAGCGGAAGTGGGAGCGCGAACAGCAGGCCAAATTGGCTGCTCAACCCGCGCCTAGGTCTGCCGAGCCGCCGTCAGCGGAGCAGTTTTCAACCTCTGAAGCCTATGTAGAAGCATTGGCCGAACGGAAAGCGGAAGAGCTGATTCGCCAACGAGAGCTTGATCGTCAGCGTTTGGAGTTTGTAAGCGCATACGAAGAGCGAGAAGCGGATGCAATGGAAAGGTACGAAGACTTTAAACAAGTCGCGTACAACCAAAGCCTCCCTATCACTCACACTATGGCAGAAGCAATTCGAGCGTCGGACATTGGGCCGGATGTTGCCTACTTTTTAGGGGCGAACCCCAAAGAAGCAGACCGCATTTCGCGTCTAGCGCCGATCTTGCAAGCGAAAGAAATTGGGAGGGTTGAAGCCAAATTGGCCGCAAATCCGCCCGTAAAGAAGACGACGAGCGCGCCTACCCCTATCTCGCCGGTAACGGCTAAGACATCGGGCCAGTCTACATACGATACAACCGACCCACGCTCAATCAAGTCAATGAGTACGTCGGAATGGATTGAAGCAGAACGGCAACGTCAGATCAGGAAGATGGAAGCGGCGTCAAAATTTCGCTAACACAACTTAAAAGGACGCCTCATCATGGGTAATAGCTTACTTACTATTGACATGATTACGCGGAAAGCTCTCGAAATCCTTGAGAACAACCTCGTAATCACCCGCAACGTGAACCGCCAGTACGACGACAGCTTTGCTGTTGAAGGTGCAAAGATCGGTTCCACACTCCGCATCCGCTTGCCGGATCGCGCTCTTGTGACCGACGGCGCTGCGCTTCAGGTTCAGGACGACAACGAGCAGTACACAACGCTCACGGTCTCCACCCAGAAGCACATTGGCGTCAACTTCACGTCAGCAGAATTGACGATGCAGTTGGACGACTTTGCTGATCGTGTTCTCAAGCCTCGTATTTCGCAGCTTGCATCCAGCATTGACAACGATGTTGCCAACTCGTACAAGGGCATCTACTCCTCGGTAGGTACACCCGGCACGACACCGGCGACTTCGCTCGTTCTGTTGCAGGCACAGCAGAAGCTCAACGAATATGCCGCTCCAATGGACAACCGTTATGCGACCGTTAACCCGGCTGCAAACGCTGCTCTCGTTGAAGGCATGAAGGGCTTCTTCAACCCGACCGACACAATCAGCCGTCAGTTCAAGAACGGTTTGATGGGTCAGGGCGTGCTTGGCTACAACGAAGTTGCCATGTCGCAGTCCATCGTCAACCACACAACCGGCACGCGTTCGGCTACGGCCTCGCTCACGGTCGGTTCGACGATCTCGACGCAGGGTGCTTCAACAATCGCCATCAACGGCGACACCGGCTCGGCCACACTCAAGGCCGGCGACGTGTTCACTGTTGCAGGCGTCTACGCCGTCAACCCGCAGACCCGTCAGTCCACAGGCAGCTTGCAGCAGTTCGTTGTTACGGCTGACGCAACCGCTTCCTCGGGCAACTGGTCGTCTGTCAGCATCTCGCCTGCGATCTACACATCAACGAACGCTCTTGCGACCGTTGACGCGTTCCCGCAGTCGGGCGCAGTCGTCACCGTTCTCGGTGCAGCATCGACTTCCTATCCGCAGAACCTTGTCTATCAGAAAGACGCGATCACGTTTGCGACCGCCGACCTTCTGATGCCGCAGGGCGTGGATATGGCGTCGCGTCAGGTCCACAACGGCATTTCGATGCGTATTGTTCGTCAGTACGACATCAACAATGACCGTATGCCTTGCCGTATCGACGTTCTGTACGGCTACTCCGTGATTCGTGCGCCAATGGCTGCACGTATCTGGGGCTAACCTTTTGAACTAAGGAGATACGACAATGGCTATTCCTACCGTAGGTGGCGGTTACCAGTATAACGATGGTAACTCTAACGAAGTAAAGCTCTCGGTTGCACAGGTTCCGGCTACGGCCTCCGCCAGCGCAACTCTCACCGTTGCTCAGTTGACCAACGGCATTATCCTTGGCTCGCCCGGCACGTCGGCGGCAGCGTATACGCTCCCGCTCGCGGCTGATCTGGACGCAGCTCTGGGTAACGCACACGCTGGTTCCACGTTTGACTTCTCGGTCATCAACGTGAACGGCTCTAGCTCGGGCGTCATCACAATGACGACCAACACAGGCTGGTCAATCGGCACGTCTGGCTCGCAGGGTCTTATGACTGTTGCAGCAACAGCAGGCACGGTTCGTTCGTTCCGCGCCCGCAAGACGAGCGATGGTGCGTGGGCGCTCTACGCGATCTCGTAAGCAAACTGGCGGGGGTTTCGGCCCCCGCCATCACATTCAAAGGGGGTTACATGCAAATTTACCTTCGTCATCCTGTTCACGGCACTAAAGTTGCAACACTGGAATTGGAAGCCGACGCAGACGAACAAAACGGGTGGGCGCGATTTGACCCGAACGACCCTGACGACGATGAAGATGAGACCTTGCCGGAACCCGTAGTTGCGGTTAATGTTTTAGCGGAAACACCACGCCGTCGTACAAGGACGCGCACGACATCGGACGAGTAGCATGGCAACGGCTGGCGATATTATCAATGGTTCTTTAAGGCTCCTTGGTGTTTTGGCAGAAGGCGAGACGCCATCCGCCGAAACATCGCAAGACGCGCTGAACGCGATGAACCAGATGATTGACTCGTGGAACACCGAGCGCCTAGCCGTTTTCGCTACACAAGATCAGGTTGAGACATGGCCGCCAAGCACGCGGTCGCGCACGTTCGGCCCGACTGGCGATATTGTCGGCAACCGCCCTATCCTAATTGACGACAGCACGTATTTCAAAGACCCCGCAACGGGTATTTCATACGGCCTGAAACTCATCAACCAACAGCAGTACAACGGTATTGCGGTCAAGACGGTCACAAGCACATACCCGCAGGTTATGTGGGTCAACATGACGTACCCTGACATTGAGATGTACGTGTACCCAGTCCCGACCAAGGTACTGGAGTTTCACATTGTGTCCGTTCAAGAGCTGACGCAGCCTGCCACAT